TGCCTTGGGTGATGGACCTAATTGAATGTTTAGATCATCTGCTTCGATCCACCAATAGTGATCGTGAACTGCACAAGTACAAGTCATTCCGTATGCTTCAAACTGTTCGCCTTCTTTGAACTTGCCAATGTATTCACTTACGTTAACAATACGTCCAACGTTCTTAGGATTAATACTAAAAACAATTACGGCTTTGTCGCCTTCATTTACGTTCATAGTCCTATCAGTCCCCATCCATGATTTGCAATTGCATTTAGTATAATAAAAAGACCAACAAGTACTTCAAACAAAACTATACCAGTTCTGATCAAAGCAACTTTGTCAGCCTTTTTATCTTCGTCAAAGGCTTTACTACCTAAAGCTTTAGCCCAGACTGTCCACATTACATTGCGTTTTTACGTTCTTGGATCTCTGCACGGCGAGTTTTTGTTAACTTGCCTAGATCACCTAGTGCGCCGCGAGCACGGGTTGCTGCTGCTTTAACATTCTTTTCTTCCCATGCTGCATGCTCTACTAGATAGTTATTAAATGCTTGAACAATTTGTTCATGTTGCGATAATTCACTCATATTTCTTCTCCTATAATATATTCATAAATTTCTTTCCAGTTTACTACTTTTTTAATACCAAAGATATGATCTTTCATATTAAAGCCGTGTTCAACTAGAATACTACGTAGTCCTAGTTCTCTACCAAGAACCGCGTTGCTTACCTTGTCTTCGATCCAGTACAAGCCTGAATCTTTATACGGTGCAAGTGCTTCGTCTTTATCTGCACCTGTATCTAGACAAACTAATTCTTCAAACGCTGTTTCACCAAACAGCTTTTCTAAATTCATCTTACGAAGTTTGTATGCATTAGGATCTAAACTCATAGATGTAATGCAACGGAATACATACCCATGTTCTTCGTGTAGTCTCTTAACGTAATACATAGCATCACGTAGTGCAGGTAGAAATCCCATTGCTGCACTTTCGTTAAACACCTTTACGTGTTTAATTGCTTCGTTGCGAGAGATGCCAAATCGTTTGGCAATATCATATTCCCAATTGCCGTTTTCAATTTGTGTATATCCACGCTGCTCTAAATAACAACAGAATGCATATTCCCAATTGAGAAGTACACCGTCTGCGTCTGTTAGTATTACTTTTTTATTGTATTTCATTATGCCTCTTTCATGCCTAGTTCTATATTATACATTATAATAACATACTAGGAGAAAGTTGTCAACCATTAATCACCGATAATTACAGTACTTGCACCATTAGCGCCTTGTGAGCCACACGAGATAGCATCGCCATTTCTATGAACTGGTTTACCGTTTATCTTTACTGTTCCAGAACCTGCTGAAGCTGTTGCACCATGCGGTGACGATCCTGGACAAGCATGTGGAGAGTATGCATCGCCTTGACGTACTACTAATTCGCCTTCGGCATATACATCTCCGCTCGATGCTGTTGGCACCCTTGGAGGAGCTCCGCATGGGTCGCTTGTTGATGGTGAAGTTATTTTAATTGCTGCTGGCATACTGTATTTATATTGTTGCAATTCCAGATGTAGTAGAAATATACTGTTTAGCAATTTCGTCTTGAGTTTTAGCAATACAACTTACAGAAGATGTAAGTATACTAAATTTTGCTGTCGGTGAAACGCTATACATGTATGGTGCAAGCCCTAAGCCTTCAGCTTGTGCAATTAGCACCATTGGTTTGCTTAATTTAAAGGAAGTTGGAGTTTCTTCTTCTAATCGCGAAACAATTTCTTCTCCTGAACTAAGTTTTAGAGATACTGTATCTCCGTTTTTGTATGGTAAATCAATTAACATTATAATGTATGTCCTGTTCCGTTATAGTTAGTTTCTTCTAGGTATGTTCCAAGTTGATCATACCCACCTATTTTTAATCCGTTGATTACAATTTGTGGAAATGTACGTGCTTCTGGAAACTCTGCAAGAACATCCTCACGTTCAAAGTCTACTCCAAGTTGTTTATACTCGTAAGCAATATCTCTTGAGTCTAACATTCTTTTTGCTGATTCACAATGCGGACATTGTGGCTTACCCCAGATAATAATCATAAACTAAATCCTTTTAAACTGTCTGTGCTTACGTCTTGCTTGATGCCGCCGATCACATAGGACTCGACTTCTGTTTCCTGAGGAGCGACTTGCAAGCCTGAACTACTCAACCAATGTGTAGTCCACGGTAGCGGGTTAGTGTTTACTGGAGCATCAAAGATTGCTGTAAAGCCTAGTGCTTTTAGTCGACGGTTTGCAATGTACTCTACGTATTGGTTAAGCAACTGTGTGTTTAGTCCGATCATTGAGCCGTCTTTGAACAAGTACTCTGCCCAGTCCTTTTCTTCTGCTACGCACTCGCGCCACAGCTCGTACACTTCTTCTTCGCACTCTTTAGCAACGCTTGCCATCTCTGGATCGTCTTTGCCTTGTGCCCACAACTTCAATACGTGTGTGCTTAGTGCTAGGTGTTGTGCTTCGTCACGAGCAATAAGTGAAATAATCTTTGCACTACCTTCCATTAGTTTTAGTTCGCCAAAGCCAAAAGTACATGCAAAACTTACATAGAAACGCAAGCCTTCAAGAATGTTAACTGTCATCATTGCGAGATACAGTTTCTTCTTAACATCTCGCAATGAGCCTTCACCGCGGTGTGTGTATGCATCAGCAGCTTCTGTAAACGCATCATAGTGTTTAGTAACACTCTGCGCACGAGCAATAATCTTTTCATCATCAAGAATAGTATCAAACACTTCACTAGGGTCAGCATACACGTTCTTCATAATATGTGTGTAGCTACGTGAATGGATTGTTTCAAAGAAGTCCCAAGTAACAATACATCCTTCAAGTTCAGGAAGTGAAACATGCGGCAAAAATGCTAGGCACGGACCACGTCCTTGGACACTGTCAAGTAGTGTTTGATATTTTAAATTGGAAGTAAAAATGTGTTTTTGCTCTGGACGGAAGTTAGCAAAGTCAGCACGATCTTTCTGTAGACTTACTTCTTCGGGTCGCCAAAAGTAACCAAGCATAGTTTGGTTAAGTTTATCGAACACAGGGAAACGAAATGTATCGTAACGCTGTGTGTTCTGATCTTCACCGAAGAACATGTTTTGTTTTGTGAAGTCTACTTTTTCTTTATTAAATACGGTCTTTGCCATCTTACTTCCTCTGTATCTGTATCTACTTGTATAGTATATAGCAGTTAACTATCAAAGTCAACCGCTATTTTTTAAATTGCGCAACTATCACAAGCTTCTTCGTCGCTCATATCAATTGTACTTGGTGCTAATGCTTGTTCTGGTTTATCATCTTCTAATTCACTTGGATCAGTTTTGTAATCGTAAGTATTTTGATAATAAGATGTCTTCCAACCCATTTTGTAAGTTGTCAACAAGTCGTTAATCATCTTACTCATCGGTACTTCGTTATCTGGGAAGTGTGTTGGGTTGTAACTCCAGTTACCACTAATGCCTTGATCAAAGAACTTTTGCATTACTGCGACTGTATTGATATAACCTTCGTTGCTAGGCATGTCCCACAACAATGTGTAGTGCGCCTTAAGGCTCTGATATTGTGGAACAATCTGCTTAAGAGGCCCCTTCTTGGACTTTTTAACGGACAAGTATCCTCTAGGTGGCTCGATTCCATTTGTTGCGTTCGACACAACGGAACTGCTCTCCGATGGCATTTGTGCGGACAAAGTTGAGTGCCTGAGCCCGTGTTCTTTAATATCGTCGCGTAGTGTGTCCCAATCATACTTCAACTCGTTTGCTACAATAGTATCAACGTCCTTCTTATACGTATCAATTGGAAGGATGCCGTCTGAGTATTTAGTACGGTTAAAGTACTCACAAGCGCCGCGCTCTTTAGCAAGATTGTTTGATGCCTTAAGCAAGTAATATTGGAAAGCTTCTGTTAGATCGTGTACTAGTTTCCATGCTTCTGGATTATTATATTGTACGTGATTCTTAGCAAGGTAATGCGCAAGACCAATATACCCTACTCCTAAACTGCGGCGTGCTTTGGTTGACTTTTCAGCAGCTAAGATTGGGTAACG